AAGAACACCAATTATTGATAACATTTCAGCTATGAAACAATTACCTTTTGGTACAATGGCGAACTGTGGAATGCATGAGGTGGTTGAGCGTCTAACTGTTGATCCTAAACAAGAACTCTGTATTGATTCTCGCACAGTTGGTCTTGATGGCTCTGATGAGATGACTATCATATCAATTGCCTCTCGCGAGTCCTTTGTTAAATCCGCAGACTGGGAAGAACAACTTTCTCATGGATCTATATTGGCTAACATGCTAGTTAATCCCACTTGTTGGATTGCTCATGGTGCTAATGGTTATCAACCTACAGCTCTGTGCTTTGCTGCCTATCCATTTTCATATTGGCGAGGAGACATAGTTTTCAGAATAGTAATTCAAGCTTCAAAATTTCACAGAGGCAGATTACTCGTGCAATGGGACCCACTGGGACCAGGATCAGCTACCACTGATGTAAATGTTGTAGCTTCGCAAATTATGGATCTTGCGACTAACAGGGACATGGAATTTATTGTGCCTTATTCATCACAATATCCATTCCTCAAAAATCTTAGTGGCTTATCCAATTATGTTGGTGTGAGAACAACTGGTGTTGGTCCAATTATATATTCACCACTCAAGGAATCATCAAATGGTTCCCTGACTATTACAGTTTTGAATGAAGCTACAGGACTTTCATCAACTAATCAAATCCTAGACGTACAAATTTTTGTGCGTGGAGGTGATAACTTCGAGGTTGCAGGACCAAGAGATTTTTCAACCTTATCAACACCATTTAGTATTACCACTGATGGTGTGACATTACAATCTGGTGAAGTTGAACCAGAAATCACACCAAGTGATTTCGCACCTACAGCAGTAGAGTCTACAGTCATGATTGAGACTACAGATTCTATAGCTGACAAAATGTATGATGTATGTTTTGGTGAACGCATTACATCATTCAGGACTTTACTTAAGAGGTATGCCTATTCAAGAAATCTTATTTTCAATGATGGACAACCTAATTTAGTTTATTCACGTTATATGTCGACAATGTCGCGTTGGCCACTACCACGTGGCTACTGCACAGATGGAGTTGATGTAATGAACGTGACAAACAATGGGAATGTGTCTAATGTGACACTATTCACCTACCTACAAGGTGCTTTTGTAGGTATGCGTGGTTCATCCAGGTGGAAGATTAATTTTGTCCACCGAAATACGGCAAATAATGAACTTGCAGTTGCTCGTCCAAAAGTTCCACTAACAGTTGCAGGTTACGCTGCAGATATTGGTCTTGCTACTGGGGTATCGAGATCTCTGGCTATGGAAACATTATTACCATCCTTTGAGCAATGTGGTTATACCATTTTGAATCAATTAACTCAATCAGGTATGGAGATTGAGGCCCCACATTATAGCAGGGGTAGATTTATAACATCTAACCCTTATGCTACTATGTTAGGTCATACGAGAAGTGATACTACTACAGATGCAATCATGTTAATGGGAACATTTATAGAAGCAACTACTTCGTACGATGGAGATAGAGAGTGTTGGACTCAGCACCACGCTTGTGGGGATGATTTCTCATTCTTTTACTTCAACCATACACCTGTGTTCTTTACGTACACAATAACTATCACTTAAATGTGATAACAATTTCTTATCATAAGC